CCTCTGCTGATAAAGTTGGATCTTGATCATTACCACCACCAATTTTTTCTGAACCATTTGGATTTAAAGTAACTGCATTACTATCCCAAGTATTTGCATAATCTTTTAAACCTATAATGTCTCCAGCAGTTCCTGCTGGTAAATTAACTGTTACTGCCCCACCTGTAGTATTAACAAAATATCCTTTACCTGCCGCTGGAATAAATGCTGCTGTTTTAATATCTCCTGTCTGCCAATCAACAGTTCCTGTACGACCGAATCCTGTTTGAGAAGCACCAGATGCTAAAGAAATTGTATCTCCTGAAGCTCCTAAAGTAATTGTAGTTCCACATTGACTAATTAAATTTCCACCATCTGAAGCTTGTAAATTGTTTCCGGCACTTCTAATGTTATCAGAAGCCGCACCTATATTAACTGTTGTGCCGCACTTATTAACTACATTAGTGCCTGGTTGATTTTGTACGTTGTCTACTTTTATTGTTGATGCCATAATTCTATTTTACCATATCCTATTGATATTTATACCTTATTATTACTATACCAGAACCACCAGCACCTGTAGCAACAGAATATAGTGATCCACCTCCACCACCTCCAGTATTAACAGTTCCGTCAGCTCCTATACCAGGGTTAGGGGCTGTACCTCCAACACCTCCTCCACCAGGTCCAGCAGCTCCACTGTCGCCGCCGCCTCCGCCACCAGCTCTTACGGTTGGTGTTGCATTAATTGAACTTGTTGCTCCTGCTCCCCCAGCTCTACCACTAGGTGATCCAGGCGATTGATTTGATCCTGCAGCAGTTGCTCCTCCTCCACCACCTTGAGAATTATATGAGGGTGCGAAATGTCTACCAGTACCTCCATTAGTGCCTTGTGCTGGACTAACTGGAGGAGTATTACCTGTACCTCCACAAAAAACACTTCCTCCACCAGGCGAATCCCAAGATCCTCCACCTCCGGCTCCTCCTGGACCACCATTTCCAATAGAATTAGGATGTGAGGGAACTGTACTTCCGCCTCTTCCTCCTCCAGCTGAAGTTATACTTGAAAAAATTGAATTATTACCTGCATTAGAAGTAGTACTACTACCATTACCTCCTCCAGTCACAGATGCACCACCAGCACCCACTGTTATTGGATAAGTTGTACTTGGACTTAAAGTTAAAGCCGCAACACCGCTTCCTAATGGAGAAACAGTATATGAACCATTGGTAGTTCCTGCAGATTCTCTATAACCTCCAGCTCCACCTCCTCCACCATAATCTGCTCCACCAGATCCACCACCACCTATTACCATATAATCAAAAGTATTAGAACCAGTGCCTGAACATGGTGCAGCATTACCTGCTGAAGCTACAACAAAACTACCTGGTGCTGTAAATGTGTGAATTTTATAATCTCCTGATGTTGTAATTGCTCCACCAGTTGCTGAAATAAAAGGAGTTAGACCTACTTGTGATGTTTGAGTTTCTTGAACATTAATCCAACCTTCGGTCCCATCTACATAAACAAAAGTTGCTGATTGACCATCTGTAATTAATTCTGCAGAACCTTCTATTCCTCCTATTTTTTCTGAACCATTAGCGGTTATAGTACATTTATTACTTCCAAAAGTTCTTGTATAATCTGCTACTGCTACGATTGAACCAGCAGCACCTGCTGGTAAGTTAACTGTTATAACACCTGATGTAGTATTAATAAAATATCCTTTTCCTGTTGCTGCTGTTACTGTTCCTGTTTGGGGAGTTGTTACCCAATCCACAGCTCCAGATGCTCCAAAGCCGGATTGAGTTGCTCCTGAAGCTAGTGTAACTGTTCCACCGCAACGACCTACAGTTACTGTCGTTGCATCTACGTTTACAGTTTTACTTGCTCCACCACCAACTGTTAAAGTTGTTCCACATTGTTGTTCAATTGCATCTACTTGTACTTTACTCATTAAACTATTACCACCGTTCCTGTTATAATAACTGTACCAGGTAAAGTAATAGGTCCTGCAAGAACTCCATTCTCTACAGTTTGAGTTCCATCAATCGTTGCCGCTTGATTAGGTATAAATTCATTAGGGCTATACTGCCCTCCAATATATTGGATTCCATTTATTGTTGCCGTCATAATTTCTCCTACGAGCTAATAGTATCGATGTAAGACATAACAACATCTAGTGAACTTGCGGTATCACTAACTGCTTCTAATACATCACCACTAGCCAAAACAATCTTTGCTCCGCCTTGAATCAATTCGATAGCTGAATTTGGTGGAATCACAACTCCTTTTGCTAAAAAGTAGTCGGCTCCTCCTTTTGCAATTTTAACATCAACTTTAATTGTTGAAGTTAAAATGTTACAGCATCTAATACCTATCACTGCATCATAATTTCCTGCAGTTAAAATAGTAGTATCGCCTGTTCCAATTTCTCGTGCTAAAGTGTTTCTAAAATCTTGTGCCATATTTTTTTCCTATTTATAATGCAACCGCCATTGCAATTGCAAAACCTTGTCCTGCTGCCCCTACTGGGTTTCCGCTTGCATCTAAATAAACTGTTTTACTAGCGGGCATTGTACAAAAAACATCTTTAGTACCTGCACCAAAGTCAACTGCTGAATCAGAATTAGAACTTGAGATAGGTGTAGTTCTAGTTAAGTTAGCACTTGTCCCATCAAGTGTCCCAAGACCAACTTCCCATTCAGTTGTACCAGTATTAAAAATTGCATAATACGTTGTATTACTATTTCCAATTCCAGCTGCAAAAGTTTCAAAACCAGTTACCGCTCCTCCAAGTGCAATCGCACCTGTACCAGTTGTAGTACTTGTTTCTTTTACTCTGTCATTTATTACTAAAGCCATTTTTTATCTCCTATTACGCCATGCTTATAATTGCATCGGCTGCTGTACTTGGACTAGGGAATGAAACTTTAAATGTACCATTTGTACAAGTAAAAGTTCCACCAAAATCCAATACCACACACAATTTATCACTTTGATCATCATTATAAAGTGCTGCATGCGTTGCAGTAATTGTAGCTGAAGTCCATGTCGTATCCGCAAAATCACAACTTGCCACAGCTGTAGCTGCCACAACGGCATTACCTGTAAGAGCATTACCTGTTGCTGTATAATTAGTTCCAGAAGAACTAACTTCGTTTGTAGCAACGTAAACAGTACTAGATGTGTTGTAAGGATTTGAAGTGTACAAAGCTAATTTAAAGCTATCTCCGCCAGATGCAAAATTATGTGTTCCTGTGAATAATTCTCCACGGAATGCGAAAGGTATTACGTTTGCCATATTTTTTTATCTCCTTAATAAGTTGATGGTGATTCAGATTTAATTGGAAGACGAATAACCCCATCTTGATATTCGTTTCTGCGTCTACGACCCATTTGTTCAGTCGCGTACGTTTCTAATGCTTCTTTATAAGCCTTATCATAGTATTGTAACATATCCATCGGTCCTTTCAAGTACCCATATGCATTTACTAAAGATGCATATAAAAGCAAATCTGTATATTTATTAGAGAGATATGTGCCGGTTGAAGATTTAGTTGCATTGGTTAAACTTGTTGGTTCTTTATTATAAGCTAAAGTAATTGCGTAAGCAGTATCAGGGGTAGGTGCTACCACCCAGTTATCTTCGTCCCAATTAGCATAATATTTGGGGATACTAGTAGATGAAGAACTTGGTGTTGAATAGTATTCAGCCATAAAACTAGGGTCTCTTTGCTCTAAATAAACCTGATCTCCAGCATCATTAGTTAATTGGACATATCTAATAACCCTTAAATCAGCAGGAATTGAGACATATCTGTTCCCAATAATACAAGTAGATGTAGCATAGAATCGTTCTAAATCAGCATCAAAAGCTCTATAAATTCTGCTTTCAGCATTTATAATTAATTTATTTAAAACACTCGAACTAAAAACAGAACTATCAACTTCTGTATAGTTTTTAATATCATCCTGTAAATTAGTTAGGGTGTATGTTATTCCTGCTGGCATATTATTGTGGTCCTATCGCTTTTAATGTTACTGGTCCCGAAGATACATTATACCCTCCACCGCTAATTTGTCCAGTAGTAGCTGTTCCGCCACTATTAAAATAAAAATAATTATCAGGAGTTAATAAGTTTCTAATAGCTGCTCCTGCTGAATGAGTTGCCGCAGTACTTCCATGCGCTCCTCTTGTAACTCCACTTAAAACAGGACCATCAAGTCCAGTATAAGTAATAATTTCAGTGCCAACCAAAATAGCATTTGTTGGAGTTCCATTGGGATTATTAATAGTAGGTACTCTCGGTCCACTTTTAGCAAAATTTGTTGAACTGGTTAATGTAATTCCTTCTGTAGCTGTAGCACTAGAAATAGCAGAAAATAAAGTTGTAGTCACAGAAGTATATTTTCCTGGAACAATTGAAAAACCAGCAGCCTTACAAATAGTTGCCCCAGTGATTCCATCTACATTTGCAATATTAGAAAAACCTACCACAGGACTTCCTGCAACAGGTCCATCATCACCTATAGTATCCGGCGTACCAGTACCTGGTGAAGTAGTAGGAGAACCTCTAAATCTAACAGTATCCCCATAACTTCTTTGATGATCTACAGAATATGTATTTATAATTCCTGAAGCTGCAGCAAAAGTAGTTAAAGGATTAAAATCTAAAAATCTTAATGATTGAGGAGAAGGTTGTTGTGGTCTTGTTTTAGGTAAAGCTGTTGGATCAGCTGCACTTGGTTTAGGATCTAATTGTGGCTGTTTAGATTCGAACTCGGAATAATGTACAAACAATCCATTCCATTGTGTAACCATTTCATTCCATGGAAATGCTTGACCACTAATGTCTGATATTGCTAAAGCAAATTTTCCTTGTGCATATCTTGCCATAATTAAACACTTGGATAGTAAGTCTTAGGTGTAACATACGTACTGTTACTAGACCCATCCGCTGCCTCCGCTCTTAATAATTCGTCTTCGTATAACATTTTTAAATTTTGTGTTCTTTCAGGACTGTATTTCATACTAATATAGTATGCTAAACCTGCACACATACAGGGAATATAATAATAAGGAACGTCAGCTGCATTTGTATATGCACCTGCGTCTTCTATTCTACTCATGTAGTAAAATTGAACTCTGTCTCCAGCTTGGCTTGAACTTGGAGTTGTATATAAAGTTATAGTTACTTTATCTATAAATCTTTGAACCCAATATTGTGATGGTTGTCCTTGAGCTAATTTATTTGATAAAGAAGAATAAGTTGATCTTGAAATTTTTGTTAAGGGACTATCTGATTGACTAGTTGTACCTGCGCTACTTCTATATGATGCTTCAAAAATATCATCAGTACCATACAAAGCTGCACCTGCACTATTTAATAAAGTTGAAGTTCCATCTCCGCTAGATCTATAACCAATGTACTCATTGGTTCCGGCAACAAGAGTCAGATATCCATCTCCAATTTCCCAGAGATGAATTCCTCTGTTAGCCCACTCTTGAAACATTATATTTAAAGAGCGTCTAGCTGTTTTTAACTGGTAACCAGCAACTCCTCTAATACCACATCTCTCAAAGGCTTCTTCAATAATATCGTCAATTGCGAACGTTTTCCCGAACGTTGCTGTTCCGGAAGTAGTATTAGCCATTTAGCCTCCTACCCGTCGTAAAAGACTGATAATCCTACAACAGCTCCTGATGTTCCTTGCATATAGCATCCATTTGGAAAATAGATACCATTGTCAGGGATATAAGGATCTATTAAATCATCTCTTACATATTCAGTATGAAAAGTAGTCCCAGTAGTTGACGAGTTTTTAAAATTTATATGTCCCGCAGCAGCTCCATTTCCAGTCATTCCTCTTACACGAGTTGCACCAGCAAATAAAGTTCCTGTAGCTACTCCATTTTTTACACCTGCAGAAATATCTGTTGTGATAGATCCTGAAGCAGTAATACTAGTTACAGTTAACCATGTTCCACCTATATCTATTGTGTTCGCGTTTGGACCAGTAGTTGCTGCACTAGTTTGAGCAGCTCCATTTGCATCTGTTCCTACAACGGTAAAAGTTATACCACTATTATTAGCCGAAGAAGTTATCGTTACTGTTTGAGCATTAACGAATTCTCCCACATCAATATTTAAAGACGTAGCTGTACCCGAAGCAGAAATCATAGAAGTATGAGTTCCTTGGACAAATTTTTTTGACTTTACACTTGTTACATTTGGCATTTAATTGTCTCCTAATTATAGGAGCTCCCGAAGGAGCTCCATAAATTTATTAGTTAGTGTTGTTTATTCTTTGTAACCATTCAATACTTAACACACCGTCACCGGCAGTTAATGCATCGTCTGTTTTAGCAGTAATAACAACAGCTTTGTCTATCTCATAACCACTTGCATCGTCATCAGAAACGTTCAAACAATTTTTCATTTGAGCTGAAGTCTGATCAAAACCAACTGGTATATGATTAGAACCAACCGCAGCAACATCATTGTCAGCGTCACCTGCAAAGTAGTCAAGGTCTAAACTGTTAAGAGTAGCTCCTGCTGCTTGTGCAACGTTAGCACCAATCTGCATGTCAAATCCAGCTGTATCAAAAGCTGTATTAACAATGAATCTAATGTCTGTAATTCTAGACCATGCTGGAATTACAATGTTGTTAGCAAGGTTTTTATCTGTTGTACTAGATGTTTGAGCTAATGGATATTCATTGAACAAAGATCTGCATGCCATAGAAATTAATCCAGTTTCAATTATACCGACCGATAAAGTTCCAGCTGTTCCAGATCCATCGATAGCGATAGAAGTTACAGTTTTGAAAGTTTTAGCGGAAGTTGCAACGCCAGTATTTGCCATTGTTACATCTTCAGTTTGTGAACTACCTAAAACATCAGTTCCAGTAACAGTTGCAGTTCTTGCAGAGTCATTACCAGCAGATGTTAAAGTTATAACAGAAGCCATTTCAAAGCCACCATCAGAAGTTATTCCAGGTACGTTTTGAGTAGCGTCTACTAATGTAACAGAAGTTGTAGAAGCTCCATTAGAGCCAGTAACAGCTAATCTGTCAGCGTCAGTAGTTACAACAAAATTTGCGTAGCTAATTGGAAACGCCATTTTGTTTTGAACAAATGCAGCATCTCTTACGTTTGAGCCGACAGTTGTTCCTGTGTTTATTTGTATCGGTCCTGTTGTTATAGGTCCCGAAAAGTTTGTTTTTGCCATAATTTTTCTCCTTTTCCTAGTTAGTGTGAATGTAGTCTCTAGGCCGTCGACTATACGCGTCTACATCCAACATTTTAAAATTGTATAGTGATTAATTTATATAGTAGATTTTAGTAGAGTGCAAGAGATCCTACAGGAAATGTACGATTTCAGCGATGTGGCGTTTATTTAAGTAGCCACAGAAACTTGAGCGGCGGCATCATCAATTGCATTTTGTCTATCTGCAATTTTAGCCTCTTCGAGTTTAATATCAGTAATGACTTCTCTAATTTTGTCATCAATCCTGACCATATCCAGAGTATATCTACCTTCTTGTTCATACTCCAGTTGCCACCTCAACTCCAAGGACCTTTTCTGTTTGTACAGGTCTTGTACCATCTATAACCTCCTCATAGGTTATTCTTTTTACCTTGGGATCCATCATTTCTCCAAGATATTCCCATTCTACACCTTTTTCTCCCAGTTTGTCAATGATTGATTGTTCAATAGATTCAACACTATCCTCAGCTAAAACTTCAAATTTAGCTTTATATTGATACGCATGGATCTGTACTAGGAAATTTTTCATATATTCACCCTTATAAATAAAAAAGGGGCCGTTTTAAGGCGGCCCCTTAGTTTGTTAATGATTAAGCACCTTCACAACCGAAGATACCTCTAGGGTCTGATACTCCAAATGAGTATCTTTCTCTAGCTTTGTATCTTACGTTTCCTGTTGAGAAGTCACCTTCCATTTTAGTTTGGATAGGTAGTCTCTCAAAGTACTTCATACCATTAGGCACGTCAGTGATAATGTACCAAGAATCAGTATCTGTTAGATAGTGATTTACTCTGTAACCTTCAGGAACCATTCCCATAGATTTCATAGCATTGATATCGTTATCAGCTGTACCAACTCTACCTTGAGATTTTAACAATCTCTCAGCGTTGAATTGGTTTTCAGAAGGAACGATCATTTTCATTCCTCTAGCTGCGATTTTAAGACCTCTCTCATCAGTCATTGAAGCAATGTCGATCATTGCTTGCTCTAATGATGTTTCGTTAAGGTCCGCCTGTGTAGTAAGCGTGTTTGAAAAAGTTCCAGCGATAGTCGGGTGTGCTGTATTGAACAAAGAAACTGCATCACCAGAATCAAAGTTATCCGTAGTCGGTAAACCTTGGTTTAGTGGGTTAGCTGCTTTGATCTGTTTAGCGTTCGACATAGATCTCGCTAGCGCTTTTGTATAACGAGACGAAAGTCTGTCATACAGGTTATCTTCCATAGCTTCTTCAGTTAAAGCGAATGCAAGTGCCACTGTTTCGTTAGTGTATCTTGCAGTAAATGTTTCTTGTGCATTGTCGTAAGCAACTGCTGAACCCTCAGGTTTAACATATGCGTTCGCAAAGCCAGATAACATTACTTCTTCTTCAAAAGCTCTGTCAGAAGACTCAGTAGTATAAATTTCTTTATGCTCCTGGTCGTATCTTTTATATTCCAAGCCAAATAGTGCATTTAGACCTGGCTCTAGTTCTTTAACTAGTTGTTGTCGTGATATTGCCATAGTTTAATTACTCCTTATTAGGCTGCACCAGCAGATCCTGATCCTAGTAATGACTCATTTAGCATCACACGCCAGTTGACGTTTGCTGCAGTTATGTCATTATTTTTTGGATCACGGGAAAGGCCGATTATTTTTAATTGTCCAGTAGTTCCTTGAGTTCCGTCATCAAGTTCCATTGAACTTACTCCGTTTAAAGTAGATCCTCCTGTACCAACTATATCATAACATTTGAATACGTCAGCTTGAGCTGAAGCACCTGCATTGTCTGATTGTACTTCGTACATTTGCATAGGGCTGTCATAAACGAAAGCCTCTATATCTTCACTTCCAGGAGGCGTTATGCTTCCAGGATAGTAATTTTTAAACGTAGGTTTTAGTGTTGTTGGGTCATTGTAGAAACATCCCCAGAAAGCTCCTAAATTTAACTCTAGACCAGCTGTTTGTAAGTCTACATATCCTGTACCTGTAGCAGGAGAACCTGCTAAAGAACCTTGATATATAACACTCGCGTCACCAGCTGCTATCTTATAAGAACTCATTCCAGTGGAATCATCTTGTTGACCAATTGTCTTTAACGGTCTTAGACCGAAAGCGGCATCTTGATTAGCCATTGTGTTTTCCTCCGTTGTGACCTGTCCTTGCGGACCTCCAGTCACGGTTAATTTAAATTCGTTGATTAGTATTTGTTAAAAAACTCTTACTTACCACCGAAAGATTTGCTAGAGCGTCTATCAACTGTGATAGGCATGCTCGGGTGCTGATCCTTCAGTAAATCGTTTTTGACAGCATCGTCTCGTTCTTTAGCTTTTTCACTATAGTACTTCTGACGTGCTTCGGCGACCTCATTAGGTATTCTGGCCAGCAACAGACCTCCAACTCCGATGACTCCCTTGTGTTTGCCGTCTTGTACGACTGGATAATCTGAGTCTTTGTACTCTGAAGCCATTACTAATGTGTATCCTGATCTTAATTTACCAGAAATATTTTTAGTATCGTCAAAGCCAAAACTTTCAGCTCTTATCCATCTGTGTCGAAAACCATCCGGCGCAGGTGGTGCATCTAAAGATGAGGGTGGTGTCCATTGAACAGGTCGCTTTGTAGCTTCCCTTGTCTCGGACGCGCGTGAGTCTTTTTTAACTTCCTCTGTAACTTTTTTAGTTTCAGTTTTAGTTTTTTTCATATGCATTACTCCTCTACGTTTAATTGTTTAGCATATTCTTCAAGTGGCACATTCAGTTTTTTAGCAATTGCTACCTGTGATTGTGTGAGTTTCACAGTTTTGCGACCAGTACCTCTTTTAACATTTCGCGTAGCTGACGCTACAGTTTGTGTCGGTCTAGTCGTTTGTTCTGTTACATTACCAAATTTATGGGGGAATTCAAGCTTTATTCTTCTATCTAATTCTCCATAATAATCCTCAGATTGAGGGTCGTAACCTTCCTCTTCTACCAATTTTTTGTGCAGATCAAAAGCCGTGTAAGTCATAGCATTATCAGTGCCAAACCACGCGTTTTTTGACGCCCATTCAGTTGCTCTCGCATCTGGTCTAGGTTGTCCTGGTCGTTGAGGTTGTCCTTGTTGAATAGTTGATTGTTGATTTAATTCACTCTTCTCCTTAGATTTAGCTTCTTGATTAATCTTCATTTCAGCTAATCTTGCTTCTTCATAGCCTAATTTAGCGATTTCTTTTTGTGCATCGACTTCATCGGTTATGTTTCCAGCTTCTCTAGCACTAGTTAATTTACTTTTAGCTGCTTCAAGACTGGAAGTAATACGATTTTCCATTTCAGATACATAACCTGTATCTAATTTAGCTAATCGTTCTTTTAAAGATTTTTGCTCTGTAATCACAGAACGTGCATAACGTGTTGCTTCGTCTCTTTGACGTTCAGATTCACGCATACGCTTAGTAAGTTTAGCGATTCGTTTTTTAACGCCTTCACCATACTCATCTAATTCTTTTTCTTTTCCTGCTTCTTCTGGTTTCTTTTCTTCTTGTATAAGTTCTTTAGTTTCTGTTTCTTGTTTGGGTGCTTCTTCTTTTATTTCTACTTCACCTTCCGGTTTTTTTTCAGGAACTTCAACTTCTTGAGCTCCTTCTTTAACCGTTGGTTCCGGTAAAGTAACTTCTGTATCAGGTCCTCCTGATGGCAGATCTATTATTTTATCGTCTTTGTCGTCTGGCATAGTTCCTCCCTATGATTAATATTCATGCAAGATATCCTCTGGATTCTCGATTGTTGCTAAAACTTCGTCATCATTAAGAAGACGAACTTCACCACCTTCTATTTTTATTCTAGAGCCTGCATAACGCGCGAACATTACCCAGTCTCCTACTTTACACCATGGCCCATTAGGAAATCTTTCCTTATCTTCATAGGCATGGGGTCCTACTGCTAGGACATTTCCACATTGAGAAGCAACTTGTTGTTTCTCTAATGTAGACTCTCCTAAAATAACTCCACCTTTTGTTTTTTGACTCATTTTAAAAGGTAAAATTAATATTCTCCAACCTGTGGGTTGGGGCAATTTTGCTTTTTGATTTGTGGTTTCTTTTTCTTTTTTAAGTCCAACTAATTTTGTTGTGGGGATTTCAAGTTTTGGTTTTTTTACTTGAGAGATCGATGACTGTTCCTGTGTTTTCATTATCTTCTGGCTCCTTATTTGTTAGCAGGGTAGAGATTTCCTGTAAAATTGCTTCGTAAGCACGAAGCTGTCCTACCATATATTGGTATTTTTCGTAATTGTCAACCTGTCCATTTAAGACATAGGTTTGCACAGATTTCTGTGTTTCTTCAATTTGTTTTTTTAGTTTATAAACTAATTGGATTCCGTCCATTACTTTTTACGAGTTGCACCACCACGTCTAAAACTCTTAACTGATACTCCTCCACTAGGATAACCAAATTTATTATTACCCAGTACGGGTTTATAACCTGATACTTTAGTTAGACCTCCACCTGCATGAAAACTTCTTAAGGTTTTTGCAAGTGATGCTTGTCTTTTGGTTCTAGTTGAAGCGTCGCTTCCTTTCTTTAAAACTTTATCTGCATATTTGCCAACAGACATTCCTGCGGCTTTAGCTTTTTTTGTAAATGCTCCCGGTCTTTTAATTGCACCTTGAATCCAGTCTTTAGCCATTATTTTTTGCCTCCTCTAAAAATTTGTGTTCCCTTTATACCAAAAATGCTCGCTACGACAAGGATCCACAAATTTGTGAACCATGACGGCAACGACTGGAAATAGTCAAAGAAAAGCCTTACCTTTTCCATAGCCGCCGGATCGTCCGACATCACTGCCCACATTAACACAATTATGGGCGCCGAAATAATCACGAGGACAAATTCGTCCTTGTAGTCTGATTGACGGGCTTCTAATAATTTTCCTTGGTAAGCTTCCTCACCACGCGCTTGACGCTCTGCGTGTAAAAGTTGTGCATCAGACATAGCAACTTTTGCTTTTTGTCTATTAGCGTAAATTTTACCGCCAGCTTGTAATGCTATTTTAGCTAAGCTGAACCAAGCCATAAATTAATACCAAGTAGCTTTAACTGGCTTCTTATCTTTTCTAAGGGCTCTTGTACCTTTTACAGTAACTGTTTGAGATTCCATTGGATCAGTTGCTTGAATTGTTTCAGCTTGTGAATAACCATCTTTGTTTTTTCCAACAATGCTTGTAACTTTTGGTTCTGCAACGTAACCAGATCCTTTTTGCCAATCTTTAGACATTAAGCTAAGCCTCCACCTCTGAAAGCTTTTCCTAATCCTCTTTTAGCGATTCCAGCAGCTTTAACTTTACCACCAGCTTGAAGTTCGCCACGGATTCTTCTTTTCTCGTCTTTTAGATTTCTTTTACCTTTTCTTGTAAATGCTTTTTCAGCATCCACACGACCCAATTCTTCTAGTCGGTTTTCTCTTCTTGTGTTAGCCATAATTATTTTCTCCGATTATTTTTATCCATAGTACCGACAGCAGCGTATGCTCTACGTCCCATAGATTTTTCCATGCCTTTAGACTCGTCTCTTCTTGCTTTGAAGCTTTGAGACTTAGTAGACTCAGCACCTCTTCTTGCGCCTAAAGATTCATCTAATCTTGCATTGTAACCTTGTTTCTTAGCACCAGATTTTCCACCTTTGTCGTATGGAAATCTAGATTTATAAGGTCTTGATCCAAAATCATTTCTCATGTGTTTCTCCTATTATTGTTTTTTTACTCTAAATAAGTTTGCAAGTCCACCACTATTTGCTCCCATTACTATTGGATTATCCGGTAATAGTCCATAGTCTTTGTATTCTTGTTCTTGAGCGGCTCGTTGGTCAGACCATTCCTCTGATAATGCTGCATATAAAGCTTTGTTATCTCTCATACCTAAAAGACCCATTGGTTGGGATGCTATATCTTCATACGCTCGAATTTCTTCGTGTACAGGGACCACTTCTGGAGGGCCATCGCCTCCAGTGTCATCGTCGTCTTTTGGTTTTGGAGTTAAGTCTTTAATCGTATTCATATTCTCTACAAAGTTTGTTGTCTCTTCTATACTTCTCATTTCATTAGGATTAGTTATATCAACATCTGATAATATCACTCGGTTGGACATTTCAAGAGCTTGAAGATATTCTTTTTTTGCCTCTTCTACAGGACGCCCGTGCTTAATTACTGTCAGCAAATCCTTTGGACTTACAGTTATACTTTTTAGAGCGGATTTAATTGGAACTCCAAATGCTATTGCAATAGCGGGCATAATAAGTTTGCTTAGTCCCATCCTCTTCATTTTTGATTTTTGCTCGGCTAATGCCCTTTCATAGTTTTCTTTTTTAACATTTACGTTACGATTATGAATTGTCATTCGTTGCACCTTTGAAGGTGTTATTCCATGCAGATCTAAAGCGTAGGGCAGCTCCACAGTACCTTCAAATTCTGTATTAACTGCTTGTTCATGTTGTTTGTCTGCCAGATTTGTTAAAGTTTCTTTAACTGAAGGTCCACCATGAAGACTCGGTCCTATGCTAACTGTACTAGGAGCTGAAGTCTTTGGCGATGAATACTGGGAAGCAATTCCTGGATGTGAATGTCTATCTCCACCAGTATTTTTATTACCACCAGATGAAGTTGTTCCAGGTGATCCAGCTCCAGGACTCCAATCTGATCCTCTATAACCAGGTCTTGTTCCATCTTTAGATTTTTTTGCAAGTTGTGGTGTTCCACCATCTTTAGCTCTAAATAAAGTTTTGACTCCAGTTGAAAGATCGTTTGGATCATCAAAGGCAGCATTGAAAGCTGTTAGTTCAATATCGTTACCATGATCGGTTGTAATTTCTTCGTCTCCGGTAATATCTAAAATTCCACCGTGGGCATATTCTTTTTCCCATCGTTTTGCAATTTCAGGATGATTAGCGT